ATCGTTGTTCCAATCCATATCTAAGTATAGTCTCTGTTGATGTTGACTAAATCGGATAGGGACTTCTCCAACCAAAACATGTTCTAAAAAGTCCAGATGTTTTAACGTCATCTCGTATTCCATAATTGACGTTGAGGAGAAATCATAGAGATCATTTAGACGTAATTGATATCTAAGGTCAAACATGTTTGCGGTTGTGCTGTCCGTAAAAGGAAACACACTCACCACAGATATTACAGCTTCAGGCACTGGGATAAAACCCTTACCCTCTAACCATGTGGCGGTAACAGAATTATCAGCGGTATCTGTGGCAACTTCTGATGCATCAGTCGTTGCTCTACTGAGATCATCAGACGTAATCTTGTGTTTAAGATACATTCTTTCCACACCATCATAATGATACTCTGCAAAATATTGAAGAGCCTCGTCAAGTCTATCGTCAACTTGGTCATCTGACACATTTATGTCAATAACCCCACTACCTAATGCTCTAAGACAATATGACTTTAAAGTTGCCTTTGTTGAGGGAACAGCCATGTCATCACTCCTTTATACACTCTATTTATAAAGATTTAGATGCAATACAGTTAGGCCCGAACTGACCATCTTCAAAATCTGATGCTTCTTGTTTTTTAAATCCTGCTTTCTCATATGTGCGTAATGCACTTTTTCTAGGCACCGTCCACAACCAACTTGCATTTTTCTTAGCCACAAACGTAGATGTATGATTTAAAATTTTAGTAGCAAGACCCATTCTTCGATAATCAGGAGATGTCCAAAGTCCTCTAGACCGCCAATATTGTTCATCTTTGTAACGAAACACATGATTAGATGTGGTCATATAACAACTATTAACGCAAACTAACTTACCGTCAATTTTTATACCAAAGAAGTAAGGTTTACCAAACTCCTTTCTTTCAATTCTTTTATCTTGCCATAACTGTCTTGATGGATATAACCATGCCCAAGCATTTATATCTTTCACACCACCCTTTTTATTAGGCCACAACTCTGTTTCCCATATCTTTTTTATCTCTGCGAAAGTGATATCCACTACATCATTAGACATTTTCTTCATAGTGCTCCCATTCGTGAGGTTTGTTCATTCTGTGTGTGAAGTGAACAAACTTTATATCTGGGTGAAACTCCTCACCCAAACATACATATTCGTTTCCTGTGAGTTCTCTATACTTTCGTGTTAGTTGCACGTTCCATTTAAACATGCTCTTTCCATAATTTATATCGGTGCCAGTGACCCAACGTGTGAACCACTCATTAGGTAAAGTGATGAGGTCAAGTCTCTCATTCACAGAGTCTTCAACAAAATACTGTTCACCGTTTACTGGCCCGTTTGTCACTCCGTTATCAATGTAGTGTCTCTGCCAACCATTAACATTTGACATAAATTTATCGTAGATGTATTTGCAATCCTTTGGGTAATATTTGAAGAACCCACCGTTTATATAGTATCCCTCTTTCTTTGTGTCTCTCCACCATCCTGGCATCGCAACAAACTGACCACGCTCTACAGGATACTCAAAAACTTTTTTATAGTCGTTGACTAAGATAACATCAATATCCATAATACAGATGGGTTCATCTAAATCAAGTTGCATCGCCCACATCTTATTCCACTGTAACGCAACTCTAGGATCGTAAGGTTCTCGTATCCAACACCACTCATACTCTGGTAGTTTTTTCTCCAGATATGTCTCATATTCTGGGCCGTACTTATCACCTATTCTTACTGCAAATATTTTCATGGTGCGTAGGGAAAGATCATCTTTGACCTTATCACATCTAAGGGTTGTACTCCAAAATATTTATTAGGTTTCCAATCATCTCCATTCTTTTCAAACCAAGGTATGAAACCAACAACAATGTGAACCCTTGGTTCTTTCGCACCGCCAGTCTCTCTGACTCTATGTTGTATTTTAGTATTCCAAAAATATGCCTTACCGACCTCTAAGTGTTTTGTTAATTTTAGGGTGTTGCCCCAATCGTCTGTTCCATCAACTTCAAGGATATAAGACTTCTCTGTAACTAGGGGAATGTTGAATCTAAAAGCAGAGTGAGATATCTCATCCAAATGCCAATTTTGTTTGTGGCCAGGATATGCCCACATAACTCTTGACCTAGTTGGTAGTAGGTCAACGCAATCTAAAAAATCACCGTAATATTTTTTCACCACAGGGTGAACTGTAGTGAAACCATATGTATCGTAGTAAGTGTCTCTGTCATCTTTCCAAGGTGGATTTGGATTGCTTGCTCTACCAAAAGTCCAGTTTAACTCTGGATGACCAAGACTCGCATATGGACTTTGCAGATGTTCATCACCATCTGGGTTTATACAAATACTAAACCCTCTGTATTTTTCAGACTCTTCATTGTGTTTTTGCCACCCTCTTATACCACCAATCTCTTCAACTATTTTTAGTGTCTGATCATACAACCACTCGGCAGAGGGCATGCCCAACTCCTCCAAGGTAAACTCAAGAAAGTTCTCATCAAGTTTTTCTTTGTAGTAACTAGAGCAATCGTATACTCTGTCTAACTCCTCTTGTCTGCTACCTAATATCAATGTGATTTTCCTTATCTGGTCTTTTACCTTTTAAGTAAAAATATTTTGTATGTGTTTCTAAAATGTCACACAAGGTTTCAAATCTACTGTTTAGCTCGTCAAAAGTATAACGTAAGTGGGATATGTGATAACCAAAAATGTTACTTATATCAAAAAATACTTTTCTGCCCTTTATTTTATTTATCAACTCTTTATCATTTTTCTTACTGATAATGTCCATCAACAGGTAGGTCACCGTAAAGTTGTCGGTCATTCTTTCTTGTAATTTTTTAAGGTTATCCTCATCACCAAACTTGCTCACTCTGTTTCTCAGAGACTTAACGTGAGGTATATTTCCATCGTTATACATAAAATTTTTCATTGGTATAGGTGAAGAGTTTGTTTTTGCGTAAGTCTTTATTTCATCTATTGACATATTCATATCAACGATCATTTTTTTGATCTCTAGATTCTCTTTGCAGTAATCGTAAAATATTACCTCACCGTCAAAGTCTAAATGATTAGCAAAATACTCTCCACTGTATCCAGCTGTGGGTGTTACAATAAGATCAAAACTATTGTCTGGCAGTTTACCTATGCTCTCTGTGTTGTGAACATAATATTTTTCTTGCACTCTGGTAAATAGTGTCTTGAAATAATTATCAGACAGATCAACTTTGTCTCTCCAATCCTCCTCTCCAGAACTAATTACGCTCCAGTTTTTGTTTTGAAGTTCAGTTCTGTAATAAGAAAATGATTTACCTCTTCTATCTCTCGCAGAAAAGTTTTTTATTTCTGGTAAGTCTGGGGCAAATATCCAAGGTGGAGTGTAATCATCATGAAAATTTTCCTCAGACCTTACATAATTATCCCACTTCTCTTTGAACAAATTTATAGAGCCATACTCTTTCCACACATTTAAATTTAATTCTATGTGTTGATAATGTAGAAATGCTGATTTATTTGGGTGTGCGATTATATGTGCTTTGCAAAAATAATCACCCTTGACAAACTCTAAAAAACTTGTTATACTAGTTGGATGAATAACCATATCAAACACCATGCCGACAGAAACAATCATCGCATGTGTAAAGGTGCAATTTCTTAGTGTGCTATACAACTCACTTTGATAACACAAAATTTGGTTATGACCAGTACCAGCACCAGTTGAGCCACCAGAGGTTTGGACGCAAGTGGTTTGAGTTTGTTTTTCTACTGAAAAATCCCACTCAAGTTTATCTGGATAGACCACGACAAAAACGTAGTCCTTAGTCTCTTTCTTGATTTTTATGTGTCTAGTTTTTTCATACCATAGAGTTCTAAACTGATCAAAGTTTTTCATTAGTCAAGCTCTTTCAGAACATCAGCACCAAACTGTTTTGCCATTGAACGTTTCATCAATGCGACTCTCTCTTTGTTTGACCCTCCGTGAACAATGAAATGAAATCTATTTTCATCAGAACTATTTAATGCCTCATGTGTAACTCCATTATCAAACCAAAACCCAGTGCAGTTTTCAAATGGTAATTCTTCTTTAGTGTCCACTCTTCTCAGGTAACAATTCTTTGGTTGATAAATTGCTAGGTTGATTGCCGCAGATATGTTTCTCTGTCTACCCTCGTTTATCCTTGCGTCTCCAGCGTCATGATGTGCGGTGATACTACCGCCAGGTTTGATTAACATAAACCTACATCTTCTGTAGTGTTTATGAGGAAACTCTTCCAACCACCTCCTCATCTCTGGTGCGACCTCAGCAACCTCAGTCCAACCCCACTTCACTGTGTCTTCTGTATAACCATGTCCACTTGGGTTCATCGTGTTACGCCAACCTAAAGAGGTGTCCACTTCATCCTCATGAACAAACCCATGTATGGCTGCTGACCACCACTCATCACCGTCTTGTAGTCTGTGTGGGACAAAAAATCCTTCATCGTATACTGCTTGAGCTTCTGCGATACACTCTTCTGGAATATCCAAATCAATCTTTAAATACCAAACATCATTTTTTCTTGCCCACTCTATCGGGGTCATTGTCCTATCACCATAAATCTTGTGCTTTTATTTGATAGTATTTTTGAACCAGAGTATAAGACTGTTGACATTCTTGATTGCTCTATCAGTTCATCCTCCGACTCAACACAATTTATATGATCGTCATGCTGAGTGGCATTTGATGATTGTAAAACGTACAACGGTTTTCCATGATACCTCTCATTCATATCTCTAAACTTCCACATGGGGAACATGTGTTCACAAGAACAGTTGATGACCACATCAAAAATATCTTCTGGTTTTACAGGTAGATTTGGATTGGGCATCATCCTCATGGGTTTCATCATGACGTTTCTCATATTTATCTTATATATGTTTTTATCCTTGTACCTTTTGTTAAACTTGTAACTTAGAGGTGCTACATCATGGTCAATCTCAAAGTTTTCAACCCACTCACAACTATTAAAATTGTCAAACAGAAGAGGGACTATGTATTGTGCAAACCATCCAGCCAGTAGAGCAACTCTCTTAGGTTCAATGTCCAACTCAATCAGAGTTTCAACCAACCACATTTTACTCTCTAGTTGAGATGCGTTCATAGAGTCCAGAACTCTTTTTTTCAAGTAACCCTCTGGAGTGATGATTGCGTTCTTCCAATCTCTCGCCATATCAGGTGTATATTTTAAGTGCTCCATAATGTTTTTAATTCTTCCACATCGTTTGTCTCACCACTATTATTGAACAAACATATTTTGCAATCTTCTCTTTTTTTTCTAGGCTCCATATCATCTGGGTAAATGTTACCTTTGTACCAAGAGTACACATCTCCTTTTGGAAACCCACTCATGAACGAGTCATCCTCCTTGTACATGTTGTACCAAAAATGATTTATGTAATTATCTATGGTTGGGTAGGTGAAGAAAATAACATCTAAGTTATTTTTAATGTGGTTGTACACCTTTTTTAATTGACCCCTGTCCCATCGTATCACAGAGGAGTTGACCATCGGTGATTTAAACTTAGCAAAGTTCTTCTTGCACACCTCAATATCATTCCACCACCCTTTGACAATATAAGGCCTCTGCATTTCTAACTCAAAAAAATATGACAAATCCTTCTGTACTATCACATCCAAATCAAGATACAAAAAATTATCACCCTCAATGTTTACCTTATCCTCATCAAACATATACAATTTTCTGTATGCCCAAAAATTTCCATTCTCGTACCTATCCCAAGTCTTGGGAAGTGGACGATCATATACTTCTGTTGGATTATCTGTGAGACAGTAAAAGTTAAAAGGAATAGAGCAATTTTCCTCGCACTGTAACTTTAGTTTTTCAACGTACTCAGCGCCATACTTGTCACCCCACTTGACACATAATATTGTATTACTCATAATAAGGTATTATTTAAAAAAGGTTACATAAGCTTTAAGTGCTTCCAATGGAGTTTCTGCTTTACGAATTTCAGTTTTTGCTTTTCTCTTTTTACTACTTTTCACCACTTCATTCTCAAACATTTTTAACTTCATCTTGAACAGTTCTTCTTTGTGTGCAGTATTTTCTGGATCAAATTCAAAGATGAGATTTAAACTACCTTGACTCTCATCTGCATCCCCACCATCTGAACCATGACCATACATGTTGTTCTGTACAGCATAACGATGAAAGGCATCTCTAAATTCTTGTCTATGTTTTTCGTGTCTATTACGAGTACACTCGTCAATAGAATCCCAACTGAACTCCTCTAACAAAGCTAGAAGGCGAGGGTCATCATTTTCTTCAATCATTATATTGTAAACCGTGGACGCAGTTTTACCACCGTTAGGTTTACCTGTGCTGTCCGTATGAACACCGTCCTCTGGAACTTTATAGTTGTATATTATTGATACATGTTTAAGTTCTGGGTCGGTATAATATGCCTCCACAATCTGACCAACAAATGGAAACTTAGGAGTTCCATCCTCAAAATATGCGTCAGTTTCTTTTCCTTCATATGCCATAATGCTTTCTCCTACACATATTTATGACTTGTTAATTCTTAGATTAAATGAGCTGATGGTTGCAGGACTGCCGTTAGGAAATTCTTGTGATCTTTAATCGTCACCAACTTGTCTTTGTTGATAATTACCAGAGCCATCTAGTTTGGTGTCTGTCATAGTAGAACCTCTAACGTTACCACTACCAGAAGTTCCCACTGTATAAACCACTTTAAATCCATCACTAGAGTGTGCAGCGGTAAATCTCAACCAGTTACCCACTAGAGCATTGATATCACTTGCTGCAAATTCTTTTAAGTTGTTACCACTATCAATGAATAAAGGTGTACGATCTGGTGCGCCTGGATCAACACCATCTCTTTTCATTAAAAAATAGTTTTGAACTGTAGTTGGTTGGTCAAGTGTTTCTGGAATACCATCAGAGGAATACGCACTTGTGTCTGCTCTAGTGTCAGTGAACACTGCCGTGCCTGAACCAGAAACCTCTGTATAACCAGATAGAGTGGAAGCAGTATGTATTGTGAAAGTTCCTGCTGTTGCAGCAGATTCAGTGGCAGAGATCATATTATCAACTTGAGGTTCAATAAAGGTATCTAAAAAGTCTGTTAGGTTCATCGCCCTAACAGCACCAGCACTGCTATCATAGTAGACAGGAAAAGTTGTGCCTGTGTCTGCTGTGTTACTAATACCACTTGTGGCAGTGTATGCAAGATTAATTTTATCAAACGCCACCGTCACGGTGCTAGGTTCAGCCGTGGTTCCCTCTGCAACAAAAGCACTGGATGATTGTGAGGTAGCACCTGCTTGTAATCTAGTATCTGACATGGCATCAATGTTTGCACCACTGTTGGACACTACTGTTAAATTCACTGTGGTGTTTTGTGAGAATTGAAACTGCGCCATAGTTTGCCATTGAGTAAGCTCACCAGCAGTCATCTCAACTAAATTACCAGACCCATCATAGTACAATGGACTTCTTGCCGTCATTATATTTGCTCCTAATTACTAGCTGAGAGATGCTACTCCGTTAATTGTTTTTAGTGTAGACCCACTAGAGTTTTTAATTAAAAGTGTGGCAGTCGGTGTGCAAGAAATCTGACCAGTGTTTGCGATTTTAGCAACTCTAACATTTCCACCATCAGTGCTCAATCTAAATTCAAAAAATGTGGCGTTAGCAGTCGCACTAAAATCACCCTCTGATCTAGCACCAAACGCTGCAACGACTAAGTTAGCGTCACTACCAGTTGCTTCATCTGGTGCCTGAAACTTTATTACTCCTATTGCGTCATCTGCTTGGATATCAGTTTCACCTGTTTGGAATGTCAACTGAGGTGCTTCATTGTCTCCTGTTGCTAAACCTTTCAATATTAATCCATCATCGGGATCGTGTGTCAACGTTACATCACCGTCTGCGCCAAATTTTATCACTGCATCGTCTGACTGTAATTTAATATCGTTATTAAAGATTGCTGTTCCAGCATCACTCATATCAAGTGTGAGTGCAGTTATATCAGAACTACCGTCTGTTCCTTTGAAGATGATGTCTGTATCGCCCTCTTGTGCGTCTATCGTAATATTACCAGTGGTTGTTGTTATGTTAACCGCGGCATCACCAGCAGTCAAATCATCTGCTGCACCAGCACCGATATAAGTTTTGAGTCTTGATAATGCAGCCTTTCTGTTTGTACCACCTGCCCCATCATCAACAATTATTAAGTCTGCATCTGCAAGTCCAGCACCAATATCTGTTGCACCATCTATGTCTAAATCAACAACCGCAACAGAACCATCAGGGAATACTGGTGCTTGAGTAAAGGTTACTACACCACCAGAAGAAATTGCAATTGCGTCTGTATCAGATGCTGAACCAATATTACCATCATCAGGTATGACTATATTACCACCAGTGGTCATAAGGCCTCCACCAGTGTATGTTCCACTTACATCAAGGTTCGCATTAACATCCACTAAAGTCGCATTTAACTCTATCTCATCTGTCGCATTAATGTCTAACACAGTCGCACTGGGCGCACCAATATTTTGAGATGCATCATTAAACTGTATTACTGAGGTGCTGTTCAAAAGTATCCCAGTGTCAGCAACGTGAGTTATTGTTACATCACCATCTGCACCAAATGCAAGAACAGAGGCATCAGAAAGTAATTTAACATCATCGCCAAAGACTGCATCTTTAACAACACTCAGACCACCGTCTGTTTGTAATGAGCCATCCGTGGTGCTAGTTGCCTCTGTGGTGTCATCAGTTTTTAAAACACCAGTTACAGTGAGAGAAGTAACAGTGATATCCGAAAAGGATAACCCACTGAGGTCTGAACGCAAAGTATTAAATTGTTGACGGAAAGTCTCAAGTGAGTCTCCCGACCCTACTGTTGATGCTGTAACTGTTGCCATTATTGTTTACTCACTAGTTGTTGTAACAGACCCTTAATCTCATGCATTTCACATTTAATATTATTTATCTCCCTTGTCGCCTCTCTTAATTCATCTCTTTGTGCTTGTGCAGCTTTTGATCTTTTTATCGCTCTTTCGTATGCAGTCATATCTGTATTTACAATTGCTTTAGAGTGAGAGTCTCTTACGAGATGGGGCTGATCTTGTACTTTTATATATTTGTCTTCCATATTATGTCGCCAATGCTATCGCTCTAAGGTCTTTAATTCTTGGTGGTTCAGCAGAGTTTGTTGTTTGCATAACTATCTTAATCGCAAATGCAGAGAACTCTTCAAGTGGATCACCAAGACCATCATCAGTTACACCACCTGTATATAGGTACTCTTGGAAATCATCTCTACCAAGTGATGGATTAGTTTCTACATCGGGTAAGCCGGGAACTGTTTTGTCATCATTAAAGAACCTCCAACCTATATCATCAAAGTCACTCTCATCATCCACTCTTAATATTTTATACAATACTTTAATATCAGCAGCACCATCTCTGTTCGCAGCAAAGAATACTTTCAGAGCAGTTGCCGGTTGAGCAAGTGTTGTTTTTTTGGTGCAATAAATCGCCACATTATTATCACCATCTGGTTCCGTTGAAGCTGTAAAGTCACTGGTTGGGAAAACATCAGATGAAGAATCAATGTTGTTAACTCTATTTGCAATCGCATACACTGTCATTCTTTCAGTATCGACAACTGGTGAAACAAGAGGATTGGTTGTAGATAATTCTAAACTTAACTCTAGAGATTTTTCACTAAACATTTCATTTTGTTCATTGATCGCAGACGCAACTAAATTTGGTGCCTCGTAATATACGTTTTCATTTAACTGAATTGTCTGAGCATTTGCAGCAGAAGTTTTAACAAAAGATGTTTGTGAACCACTTGGACTTGTCGCAGTTGTATTTTGTTTTTTCGCAACAATCTTTGTGCTGGAAACTGTCATGTTAGAAATTGCAAATTGTGCAAGATCATACAAAATATTCTCAGTTGCAGTTACACTATCTCCACCGTTCTGTGTTCTTGTTGAGCTCGTACCATCAACTACAGCAGAGGTAGTCACTGTTATGGTGTAACTATCAATACCAACATTACCAACAGCAGTGTGTGTTTTATTGATCTCTGTAAACGGTATTTTATGCAACATGAAGAGCTCAACCGTTGCGCCGGCATCATGTGATGCAGCAGTGGTTGAGTTAGTGCCCCTTGTTGCACTAGTAATCTCATTACCAGAGATTGACGCATAGGTTATAATCTCATCATCAATTTTTATGAAATAGTTGTTTGATGCGTCTCTAGAAAACTTACCACTTGTATCATCAAAGTTCGTTCCATCAGATAAAGTTATTGACGTTGCATCATTTGTGATTGCAGATGCGAGTGTAGTCGTTGCACCAGATTTCACATTAGCAAGTGTCACGTTATTTGATGTTGAGTGCATCTGGTGATCTCTATGATTTACTTGAATAACGTTACTACCATCTTGGAATATCAAAGGATTTTCCTCTAACAATCTTACTGGAGTAACATCATTAACTAAAGGCAGTGCTCCTGTGAGAGCTGTAAATCTGGCTCGTTTTAAATTGAACTTTAAGTCCTCTAATAATGATGGTGCCCAAGTTCTATTATTATGACCCTTAAACAGAACACCAACATCTGGTTGCTCAGATACGGTTCGTTCTGAAAACAACTGATTGCTCGTTGCAGTCGCAGTCCCACCGACAGATGCATCTGTCAATGTTGACTGTAATTCAGTCTCACCCATTCTAGCAATCCATACTTTGTAAGTTGGAACATTAGTTATAATGCATATGCAATATTCAAACCCTTCTTGTAAATAAACTGGCGAGGGAAACTTGAAGTTCGTGGCAGTTTGTGCATCCTCAGATATGTTAACCGAGGATGGTTCTAGTGTTACTCTACCAAAAGGAAGAAGTTTAGGGCCAGGAAAACCGTTGACAACTGTCCTAATTTCTACCGTAACAGGAAGAGCCTCATCTTTTGATTGGAAGAAAATATCAACACTAGTGATAAATGTGCCACCACTCTGACTCACCAGAAATGTTTGTGCTAGTGGGTCTTCATCTACTTGAAAGCTTCTACCTAAATCTTCGTCATTATCAATATCTTCTCTACTCAAATTTCTAGTTGTTGATCTAGATGATATTCCAGTAGTAGTCTCTGATACGTTTGTTCTAACTACCTCAGCGTTTCTTGTTGCAATAATAGTTTCTTGTTGAGTTTCAAGAAAACCGTTTGCTTGATAAATTGTCTCTGCCGCTGTAATTGGGTCTGTAGAGGTTATATTGGTTGGACTTGAAGTAAGTCTAAAAGATATCTCACCAGTCCTAAATGTTGGATTACCAGCAATCTTTGGATCAGGTAAGTTAAATACACCTCTGACTCTACCAGCAGGATTTGTTATGATTGCGTCTCCATTGACCAAAGATGCATCATTTGTAGAGAAGCCTGCCTCTGGTTGCGTGAAGGACTCAACAGATTGCCTATCAAAGAAAGGATATACCTGTGTGTTTGGAAGCATACCCACCGCCTCAAAAGTAATCGTGTTGGCACGACAAAATGGTAATAATGCTCTGGAGATAACTCTTGTTCCTAAAGACTCCTCATCAATTTTCTCTACAACATCAGTTCGTATTCCAGTTCTTGATCTATTCTCTCTAACCCTCTCAACCGTTCTTCGGACAACATCTACACCGTCTCCAATTTGCTGTCCAAAACCAAAATCACCCACTAGAACTTCTGAACGACTTGAGACAACACCTGACCAGTTTGTTTGCCATGCGTTCCATATTGTACCGATAGCATCTCTATTTGCTGCTAAAACGGCATCAAAGTTACCCTCTTCGTTTATTATCAAAGCAGGTGCAACCTCTACCTCAAACCAATTATCTCCAGATGGACTTAGACTTATTTTCCCTGCCCAGTTTGACAATAAGACCGGCGTGACTCTTTCAACTCTTGTTGCATATGTTTGCTCTATGAAAGTTTCTTCGTTATATGGTAAGGTTACTAAGTCACCAGTTTTTTGGTAACCAGCACCAGCTCTTGCTGCGTCTGTTGTAACTTTTTCAACAAGAGTTACATTTTTATTTTTTGTCTTAGGTCTTAACTCATTTAGTTGTTGATCAATTGAGCAGTTGTAATCTGGGTGTGCAACGTCACCAAGACGATGACCTTGGAAAGCGTCAACAACAAATCCAGACTTAAATCTGTTCAATCCATTTGCGTCAATAATCTCAAAACTTTCTGCGTCTTTTTCTAAAAGAGATAAGTGAGTGTAATACTCTAAATTTTGAATACGATCTTGAAGTCTACCAATATCTCTCATGGTAAACCGTTGATTTTTTTCTCTGCGAACAGTCACATCCGTTGGTTTAAATGTGTATGGTGGAACAAATATATCAGCCAATCTCATTGCACCATCCACTCCCTCTGGTGGTCGTGGAAATTCTGATGGCTCTCCCTCAGTCAAAATAAATTTACCATTAGGAGCAAGGTCTACAACTGCTCTCTTGGGCAGATAATATTCAAAGTCTGCCTGCACTAAAGAAGCTGGTTTTAAGAAGTTACTTGGAGATGATCCAGTTCCATCATATTGACGATGAAAGAAATCTAAAGAATATCCTGTGACCTCATCAACAACGGAAACGTCAGTGGATGTTCCTGCTGCATCTTCAACGGTTGGTCTAAAATCAAAAACATCATATAAAGCAAACTCACCTTTTATATTTGACTCAGTGTCAATTTTAGTGCCATTAGCACCACTGTAAGTTGGGATGTCCTCGTATTCCATTTGATTTGCGATATCCACATAAGAGTCAACAGTGAAAACATCTCCAATACTATGCTCAAGATAATCATATATTATTAAAAGTCTTCCTGTCGGTGCAGGGGAGGAAGGTTTTCTTATTATTCTAGAAACATCATAGAAGTTATCCCTCTGGCCACTATCAAACAAAAAGTTCTTAGTGATATTCTTATCACCAACAGTCACACTAGATACCGTGGCAGTTGCACCAGAACTCTCAGCGGTGATTGTCTCATTTGCAGAAAATGTTTTATTCGCAGTGGTATAAACAACACTAAGTGGTGTAGAGGTATTAATAATTCTTGCAGAGGCTTTACTTGTTCCACCTGTTATTTTTTCACCTCTAGTAAATGTGCCACTTACATTTGTAAGTGTTACGGTGGGTGTTGCAGCATCTGTGCTTGAGTCAATACCTTCAAATACAGCCATCAATCTAAACGCATCTGCTCTACCAAAAGATATAACTTTGTCACTAGGTCTTGTTCCAAAGGCATCAGTCGCACCAGAAGTTACCTTCAACTGTTTCATTAACTTAGTTGTTTTTGTCTTTTGTATGACTGAAGTTTTTAGAAGAGTTGCCATCACCTTAACTTTTGCACTAGTTCCAAAAACTGTGTTATTAGTGATCGTTAAACTTGAAGTTCCCCCACCAGAAAATCCTGTGGACGCACTAACAATATCACCTTGTTTACCTGTCCCAGTTCCACCAATTAAAATTGATACTGTATAGTCACTTTCAGAATGAGAGAGAAAAGTTTCGTTAGCACCAGCAGTTATTGTAAATGCACCAGAGGAGTTTGTTGTCGCCACAAACTGTTTGCGAATTGTGAACTGTGTATCACTTGTGCCGTTGTTTGTTGCGGTCAGTAAAGTTTTAACTGTTCTTTTTGGAAGTCTGAATAAAGTTGTGTTTTTATCTATTTGTTCTAACACTGCTCGTTTAACAAATGACCCTGTGCCACCTGTCGCTGCAGGGTTCAGAGCCACAGGCAACCCCTCTTGTTCTGTTATAATAACATCGTCTGAGTCTGTGCCTTGTGCGTCTGTTCCGTCTATACTAATGAAAGAAGATGAGGTCTTTACACTAGATAGTGCAATATCAGCAGAGAAGTCTTGGCCAGAGTCATCATCTGACATGAAGACTGATCGAACATTGTCAAAAGTATGCGTGACAACATTGGTAACTATCAAGTCAACATTACTTGAATTTTCAATTATTTGATCCGACTCAGCTGAGTCAGACAGTATGAGATTTTCATTTTCAACAAAATTTCCAACAACGTTACTTAGAATTAATCTTGTGCTAGAACTACCTGATGCAAAGAAGAACCCAGTTGCACCAGAGCTTGCACCTGTAATCCTTTGACCACCGTTTGTTGCGACAGATGTCAACGTGGGACTTGGTGTGCCACTAATATCAACATATGTAAATAATTTGACATCAAAAAGGTACAGCCTGTAAATAGCATCAGTTTCACCAGCGGTTCCTGCTGAGTGTTGAATGGTTCTCGCACGAGCAATACCTACTTTTGTCCCACTTGAACTACCTCTTGTTGCAGTTGCCGTGTCTCTAAGTTCAATAGGTTTAAAGGCTGTTGACTCACCAGTGATGCGAGAGACATCTGGAGTTCCATACACATTTGTTATGTTAACAAAATTACCAACATCAAACGTAGACACCCCAGCATTGACAGTTTCAAAAGTTCTTGACTTATTTAAATCAAGCACGGTTGGTGCTATCTTCTCAATTTCAAATCCTTTTACAAATGCTTTACCAGTTGATACTTGAAATGCCAGTAAATCTTTTGACGCAGTGTTACGATCATCTGTTGTGGCACCAGCGGTATAAACACCAGTGAAATCTGTAGCACCAACACTAGTATCTACAGATTCTTTCGTTTGAAATGTGAAGGGTCTAACTGTATAGTTACCTGATTCATCAAACGTTCTGCGAGCAATCATTTCCTCAATAATAGAATACTCTGTAACCCTCGCATACTTTTCTATTACATCATTTCTAACTCTTATCAACTCGTAAAAATTAGAGTCATCTGTATCAGTCAATGCTTTTGATACCAAGGTTAATGTCATCTTTAATCTGTGAGCACCCTTTGCAGCAAAGTTAGAAGAACCTTGTGAGTTGTCTAAAAGAGAAGAGTCTGTCTCTGGAGTTACTATGCTCTCTACAACTTGTAAACCAATTCTAGCATTTGTGGCTGAAGCCTCATACTTGTTTACAAC